GTGCTGCAAGATGTCGAAGACTTTCTGTCCGTATGGGAGTTTGACGGCTGAGATGAGGTTTGTGGCAGGGTCGATCTCTTTCTTGATGTATGTGAAGAGGTGCTGCGGCGTTGGCTGATACGTTGGTTTCAGGGGGTCAGCGTTCTTGGAATCGTCGCGGAAGAGTATCTGTCCGTTGGGTGTAATGGTGAGCTTTTCGGAGTTGAAGAAGCGGTGCCACCCTCTTCGCTTCGCCATTGGCGTGCGTTTCTTCTTATCGGTCTTTCTGCCGTGTCTGCTGGTGCGGATTGAGTAGCGGAAGAGGATTGGTTTGAGTCCTGATTTGATGAGTTGCTGGGCTCCCTGGATGTAAAGTCCGTCCTTTCGGATTTGACATTCGATGTGGATAGTCTCGGTCTGCTTCATGGATGAAAGCGTGTTGTAGTTGGCTTGCAGACTGCGTATAACTCTCTGTATCGCAGGTATTTTCTGCGCTACGTTTTTGCATTGGTTGAGGTCTTGAACGTGTTGTGACTGCATGACTCCGGCGCGGTCAGTGGTGGCTGCACGGAGTACGAGAGCATCGCGGAGGGAAGTTATTTCGCCAGTTTTCAGGCTGCAGTCGTAGAGTGTGAGGTGCATCTGGTTCGGGTCGTCAGTGCCAGCGCTGATGCCTGTCAGAATTCTGTTGAGACTGGTGAGGTTAGCGTAGAATTT